GTACCCATCGAGCAGCCCAGCTCGCATGGTCCCATCGACGGCCAAGTTCTTTGACGCGGTGGTATCAGGCCAGGTCGCGCACGATCATGCTCCCGCTCTTGCCCGCCACCTGGACAACTGCGTCATCAAGACCGACCAAAAAGGGCCGCGGGTAGTCAAGGAGCACCGCGGCTCTCCTCGCAAGATTGACGCCGCAGTTGCGGCGATCATCGCTTTTGACCGGGCTACCCATCGCCGCGAGGCGGAGCCCGAAGCACCTGTCGCCAGTTTCTTTTCCGTTTAGGAGCGTCTATGCGCATCGCCCTCGCTTTGCAGATCGCTGGCTGCGCTGCGCTCATTGTCGGGTGCGCCCTTGTGGCGCCTTGGCTCGGTTTCGTTGTCGCTGGCATCTGCGGGCTGGCTTTCGGTGTCGCGCTTGAGAGAGGCCTCTAATGCTCGCAAACTTGTTCGGCGGTCAGCCGATGGAGGAGCGAAACCTCTCCTACCAGCAGGTGTGGGGCTCCGGCATTGACGTCTCGGGCTTCGCTACCTGGGCGGGCACGGTTGTCAACCAGAAGAACGCCCTCGAAATTGGTGCGGCCTACGCTTGCGTGCGGCTGCTCTCAGACACGATCTCGACTCTGCCGGTGGACACGTTCATCCGCCGCGACGGCAACCGGCTCCCCTACCGGCCGCGGCCGGCCTGGGTGTACGAGCCCGAGGGCCCCGGCTCCAGCCGGATCGAGTATTACAAGCAGATCGTCGTGTCCATGCTGCTGTCGCATGGCGCGGTGGTGCAGATCCTCCGCAACGGCAACGGCGAGATCGTGGCGTTGCAGCCGCTTGACCCGACGCGCGTGGACATTCGCCGGAACCGCGAGACGCGCCTGCGCGAGTTCGTCATTGACGGCGGCCAGGCGATTCTGCCCGGCGAGGACGTGCTCTACATCCCGGAAATGCGCCGCCCTGGCTCGCTCAAGGGCGTCAGCCGGGTGGACGAGCTGAAGCAGACGCTCGGCTTGGCGAAGGCGCTTGATGAGTTCGCGTCGCGCTACTTCTCCAACGGTGCCAACACCTCGGGGATGATCGAGTTCCCTGGCAACCTGACGCAGGAGCAGGCCAAGGATCTGGTCGACGCTTTTGAGGCTGGGCACAAGGGGCTGAAGAAGGCTCACCGGCCGGGTGTGTTGTCGGGTGGCGCGAAGTTTGTGAAGACGGGCTCGGATGGCGAGCAGGCTCAGATGCTCCAGAGCCGCATGTTTGCCGTTGAGGAAGTGGCGCGCGTCTTCCGTGTTCCGCCGCACATGATCGGCCTTACCGCCCCTGGGACGCAAAGCTACGCATCTGTTGAGGCCAATGCCATCCAGTTCACCCGCTACTCGCTCACCCCGCTCATCGCCGCCATCGAGGAGGCCCACAACCGGCTGCTCCCTGGCGACGTGTTCCTGCGCGTGAACATGGACGGCCTTCTCCGGGGCGACTCGGCTACGCAGGCACAGGTGTTCTCAACGGCGTTGCAGGCCGGGTACATGAGCGTCAACGAGGCACGCGGTCTCATGGATCTTCGCCCGGTTGACGGCGGCGACAACCCGCGGGTCCCGCTTGCCAACATCGCCGTCGCTTCTGCGGGGATCGTTGAGGAGCGCGAGCGCGTCGAGATGGCCGCGAAACTTGTCCAGTCTGGCTACGAGCCCGCAGCTGTGCTGTCGGCGCTCGGGCTGCCAGCAATGCCACACACGGGCCTGGCGTCTAACCAGTTGCAGCCGGCCGAGAACGCCCAGGTCTGACGTGCCCGAGGTCCCCGGCTACATGGCGTCCGCAGCCCGCAAGGGGCTGGCCTTCCGAGCCGACGGCTATGGCGGGGACGGCCTGGCGGATCGCACCATCCGAGAGGCCCGTCAGATCGCTGACGGGCAAATGTCCGACGACAAGGTCATTCGGGCGAATGCTTGGGCGGCCCGGCACGCGGTCGACCTTGAGGCGCCGCAGAACAGCGACGGCAACCACCCCGACTATCCCGGCGCGGGCGCCGTGGCTCATTACCTATGGGGCATTGACCCGACGGACCCTGGACCGGCGAGGCGCTGGCTTGAGCGCGAGGCCGAGCGTATCCGCGAGGAAGAAGGACGAAGCATGACAGGCATGGAGACCCGCACTTTCACGGTCGACGACCTTGAGGTCCGCGAAGCCCCCGAAGGTATGAGCTTCGAGGGATACGCGGCCGTGTTCAACTCCCCGAGCGAGCCCCTGCCCTTCACCGAGACGATTGCTCCTGGCGCCTTTGCTCGGTCGCTGAAGTCCCGAAACAACGTCTTCCTTCTGGTGAATCACGACCCGGCCCGCCCCTTGGCGTCAACCCGGTCGAAGACGATGACGCTGGAGGAGGACGGCCGCGGGCTGCTTGTCAAGGCGACCCTGCCGGACACGAGCGACGGCCGCGACCTGGCGGTTCTACTCGGCGGCGGTGGCAATCCGCGCGTGATCGACTCAATGAGCTTCGGCTTCTCGGTCCCTCGCGGCGGCGACAAGTGGAACGAGGACGGCAGCCAGCGCACGCTCCAGCAGGTGCGGTTGCATGAGACATCCATCGTTACGTTCCCTGCCTACCAGGCCACGACCGCTGCGGTGCGCAGCCTGGACATGCTGGCCGAGGCCACGGGCGAAGACGCCGACGCACTCAATGGCGCGCTAGAGGCGCTGGAGCGTGGCGCGACCCTGACGATGGACCAGGCTGGCCTGTTGTCTGCTGTGGTGGCGAAATTGTCGCCGGAGCCGCAGCCCGAGCCTGTGGTTGAGTCGGTGGCGCACGACCCGGCCCAGATCAACCTGCTAAAGACCAAGCTGGATCTGGCCTTCAAGGCCTGAGACTTCCTGGCCGCGCGAGCCGCGGCTAGGTCCCCGCTCTGAGGAGCCTCGGCGGGATTCGCAAGAAACACCTGCGCAATCCAACAAACCGAGACCCCAGAAAGGGGTGAACTAAGTTGTCCGAGTACCTGAAGAAGCTCGTGGAGGATCGCCAGTCGGCGTACCACGCAGCGAAGGCAAAGATGGACGAGGCCGCCGCTGAGAGCCGCGACCTGTCCACCGAGGAGCGCGAGTTCGTCGACCGCACGTTCGCGGAGCTTGACGAGAAGCGCACCATGATCGACACCCTCATCACCGCTGAGAAGCGTGAGGCTGAGATCGCTGAGGCCATGCGTGGCGTCGCAGATGTCGCTCGCCCGGTTGAGGCCCGCACCGCTGCGGCCGAGTCCGACGCCGACATCCTTCGTCAGCTGCTCGCTGGCGAGCGCCGCGCGCACTCGTTCCAGTTCGAGAAGCGCGACATCGCCAAGACCAGCAGCAACGCCCCCGTGCCCACGTCGTTCTCCGACGTCGTCATCGACCAGGCCCGCCTCGTCGGCCCGATGCTCGACCCGACCGTCGTCACCGTCCTCAACACGGGCTCCGGCGAGGACCTTGTCCTTCCGTCGCTCGCGTCCTGGTCAACGGCCGGCTTCGAGGCTGAGGCCGCCACGATCGACGAGTCGGACCCGACCTTCGGCAAGACCACGCTCAAGGCCTACAAGTACGCCTTCATCGTGCAGGTCTCGCAGGAGTTCCTGGCCGACAGCAACATTGACGTCATTGGCTTCCTCGGCCAGCAGGCCGGCAACGCCATTGGCTACGCGGTCAACGACAAGCTCACGCTGGGCACTGGCACGGTTGAGCCGAACGGTATCGCCGTCGCTGCTGCGGCTGGCGTGACCGGTGGCACCGCTACGTCGACGATGGGCACGGGCGGCTTCACGGCCGACAACCTCATCGACCTCGTTTACTCGCTGGATGGTGCGGCTCGCCGCCTGCCCGGCTTCGGGGTCATGGCAAACGGCTCCAGCATCGGCGCGATGCGCAAGCTGAAGACGACGTCGGGTGACTACGTCTTCGCGCCGAGCCTGGTCGCGTCGGCAAATGACACCGTCCTCGGGTACCCGATCATTGAGAACCCAGCGATGGCCTCGGTCGCCTCTGGCGCCCGCTCCGTTATCGCCGGTCACTTCCCGTCGTACTACGTCCGCACCGTGGGCGGCATCGACGTGGCCCGCTCGGATGACTTTGCCTTCAACACCGGCCAGGTCACGCTCCGCTTCCAGATCCGCGTCGACGGCAACCTGCCTCAGACGTCGCACGTCAAGCGGTTTACCGGCGGCACCGCCTAGTCACTAGGCACCTAGACGTGGATGGCCCCGCCTTTGCGCAGGGGGGCGGGGCCATCCACACCCCCTGCGCACACCTAGGAGAAACGGTGGCCCATGCCACGAAAGCCTCAAACACTCGCAACAATTCACGCAGCGGGAATCCCGCTAGACGTGCCGCCGCCCGAGAGGGAGCAACTGCTCCGGCTGGGACTGCTGCACGAAGAATCCTCTGGGCCAGCAACGCGCCCTGGACGGCCACGGGCTACGGCGAGCAAACCCAGCAAGCCACCCGGCGAATCAAAGCCGCCGGCCACGAAGTAGCCATCGCCTCAAACTACGGGCTTGAGGGCTCCACGATGGAGTGGGAAGGCCTGCCGGTCTACCCCCGCGGCCTTGACGTTTACTCCAACGACGTCATCCCCGCCTATGCGATGGACTGGGGCCGACCAACTGGGCAGCAGGCCGTCGTCATCACCCTGTTTGACTGCTGGGTTTTCAAGGGCGCCGGCTGGGACGTGCTCGACCGCGTCGCCTCTTGGGTGCCCATCGACCACTTCCCCGCCCCGGCCCCAGTCATTGAGTGGCTGAAGCGCCCCAACGTGACACCGATTGCCATGTCGCAGTTTGGGCTTGACGCCATTGAGCGTCACGACGTTGAGGCGCTGTACGTCCCGCACGCCATCGACACCAAAGTCTTCAAGCCGACCGAGTTGATGCAAGGCAGCGACGGCCAGGTGCCTGCCCGCACATGGATGGGCGTGCCAGACGACGCGGTCGTGATTGGGATGATTTCCGCGAATAAGGGGGGCGTAGATAGGAAGGGCTTTGCTGAAGCCTTCCTTGCCGCCGCGATGGTGATGCAGAAGCACGACGACGTCTGGCTCTACCTGCACACCGAGCCGAGCCCGGCCATGTCTGGCCTTGACTTGCGGGCACTGCTCGCCGCAACGGGCGTACCGATGGACCGGGTCGCCTTCGCAGACTCCTACTCCTACCGCATGGGCATCCCCAAGGAAGCCCTTGCCAGCATCTACACGGCAATAGACGTGCTGCTTCAGCCGTCACGCGGCGAAGGTTTTGGCATCCCGGCCATTGAGGCCCAGGCTTGCGGCACCCCGGTCATCGTGTCCAACGCCACCGCCCAGCCTGAGCTTGTCGGCGACGGCTGGCTCTGCGACGTGCAGCCCGCATGGGACGCACCTCAAGGCTGCTGGTTCTTCACCCCGCTGGTGCCGAGCATCGTTGACAACCTTG